ACGGCTTGGTAGCCCGAGCCACCAACACCGTTACATTTGATTTCTTTATAGTTAAATTGTTCCATTATGCTTCTACTAAAGTTATATTTTTAAAAGAGTCTTCTAATTTGTAAGCGTTATCGGCCCAGGTCTTACTACCAATGTTTTTCCAGTGACCATGATCAGCCATCTTTGGGAAGCTACTATGGATGGTACCTATAGTTATGTTCTCTAAGATACAGTTTGCCACTGTGGCGAACTTATTGGCTTTAAGTGCCAAGGCAGTTAAATAAGTGTCTGACCCAGGGTGAGTAGACTTAAGTTCGATCGTCTGTAAGGCATTCTTCTTATACCTATTAACTAGGGCTGCAAGAGTGGATTTACCTTCAGTAATAGTCATCCAACCAGCTACACATTTCGTAACGACTCTATAGTCATATTCTACATCCCATTTAAAGCCATATTCGCTTGTATGGAATTTGTGCATTTTACCATTAATGTTTTGTTCGATTGAGTAAACCGTTTCCCCGCTAAATCCTTCGTGTTCTTTAATATACATAGTTATTGTTTGTTTTTAATTACAGTACTAATATACGAAAAATAATTGACATAAAAAAATCTAGAGGCACTTATTTTGCCTAAAATGGCAAAGTTTTTTGTAGATACATATAATAACAATCAAATCCTAACATTATCCTTAAAAGATTCATCTTTCTGTTAGTATTTTACCTCTTTGCAGCTCAGATTGCAGAAGATAATAAACCCGAGCGCATTAATATTTCAATTATCAAAAGACCTACTATAGCAGAGGTTATTAATAATGAAAGTTCAAAAAAGTTTTTAAGAGATTCCTTGTTACGAAATCCACCTCTTATATCACCGGTGATTAAAACAGAAATGGCTCCATTAGATTTTAGGATTATTGGACTAACTACAGAAATATTACCTAACATTTATCTAATTCAATTAAATAGTAGATATACGTTAGAGAGATTAGAGAGAACATTCTTTCATGAACTCGTACATGTTTATCAATTTGAAAAGGGTTTATTAAAAGAAGGATTTGGCCTAGTTACATGGAGAGGTCAAATATCTACATGGGACCAACCATGGGGAGATAGACCTTGGGAACAACACGCTGAAGAATTAACACATAAGTTATTTATACCCAGGGCTGAGATTTGTAAATAGAATATATAAATTATATGAAAACACCTATTATTAAATATAATGATAAATTTTTAGACCGCATAGGTCTATTTATGAGGATCGGCGGTATTACCCTTTGGCCGTATGTTATCTTAAGAGAGATTTACAATTCGACTCCACCGTGGAGAAGAAAGGCGGCTAGGATAATTAACCACGAGACTATTCATATTAAACAACAAGAAGAGATGCTAATTATACCATTTTATATTTGGTATGTAACTGAGTGGTTTATTAAACTATTCTTTTATGGTAAAAAAGCCTACTATAACATCTCGTTTGAAAGAGAGGCTTACGATAATGATGATAACTTAAGCTACCTAAGTGGTAGAAAACATTACGCATGGATAAAACGCGTACTTAAGTAGATATATAATATGTTACACTGTTAATCTAAAATAAATGTCAGATAAAAAAAGACGCAGAATTTCTGCAACCCAAGAAGCAAACACAGTTGAATTAGTTGAAACTATTCAAAGACCCACAGAAGAAATTAAAGAAGTAAAAGAGGAAACTCAAGATCCCCACGCACAGTTCTACGATGAGAGCGGCGAGTTCTTATGGGACGCATACGAAGCTACGTGTGTTACTAAAACCAGAAAACCAAATCCACATATTAAGACTAGACATGGTGATAAGGTATATTCAAGAGAACCTTATGCACAAGAGCTATATGATATTTTAGTTGAAAATAGCCCTGAAATTAAACCAAGTTTAAATATTGGAGAAATCCATACAGGTAATATCTATGCAGTAGACCAAGAATGGATTACTGTTGATATAGGATATAGAGAGTCTGTATATGTAAAGGCTTCAAAAGAATCTGAAGAAGTTAGAATGATGTTGCCTGGTGAAGAGACAGCGGTCTTAATTACAGAAACAAAGGGTACATTAACTGGATCTATTACAGGTGGAGTGAAACATAAAACTTTCATGGACCTAAGAGCTGGTATCGAAGAGGGTAATACTGCCTGGATCGGTAAGGTTAAAAATATGATTGAGAATGGTGGTTATATTGTAAGAGTACAAGGTATAGATTGCTTTATGCCAGGTTCACTTGCAGGTATTAATAAACTATCTGACTTTAGTTCTATTGTCGGTGAAGAAATTTATGTAGTACCAGTTAGTTTCTCTCCAGATAGAGGTACAATTGTAGTATCACATAGAAAATATTTACAAGCTTTAATTCCACAGGCTATTAATAACTTAAAAGAAAATATACAAGAACCTAAAGAAGGTAACGTAACAGGAACTGCAAAATATGGGGTCTTTGTTGAGTTTGATAAATGTTTAACTGGAATGATTCATAATAATGAATTAAATGAAGATACTTTAGTTAGATTTAAGAATAGAGATATTAAACCAGGAGAGCCAATTAACTTCTTTGTAAAAGATATTATTAGTAATAACAAAATTACCTTAACTCAAAAAGAGGGGACTGCTGTTAATCCATGGATTAATATTTCATCAAGATACCAAATACCTTCTATTGTTGCTGCAAAAGTAAAGACTAAAAAGGATTATGGCATATTTGTAAATATTGAAGAGGGCGTAACTGGTTTATTACATGTAAGCGAGCTTCCAGATAATAAACTTGAAGAATATATGATAGGTGATTCTTTAGATGTACAAATTACTAGAATTGATGAATCGTCTATGAAGGTATTTTTAAAATTACCCTAATAACTATCCCAACAGAGTTTGATATATATTCAAAAGTAATATCATACTCTTAACATGCAAAAACTAAACGTATCTTCGGATAGGCAATCTATTCTAAACGCTAGCCAGATTGGAATTGAGTTTGAGTTTTATTCTAATCTAGAATTAGAGGAAACACAAAAATCTATATCTGAGTTAGTAAATAGAAAGATTAAGTTAGAAGATAAAGCACATTCTGATTTCCAGCCAAGCGCTGATGTCTTTAAGATGGAACCTGATATGTCAGGTGGTAAAGGCTTAATTGAACTCGTAACGGGTCCTATGCCTTATAGAAATGCTAGAATTGTAATTCAAAAAATGTTAAGATGGATTGAAAAGAATGGTTATACAAATGACCGAGCTTCAATCCACCTTAATATGTCATTTAACCCTGATTATTTAGTAGATAAAAATATGGTTCAACACATGTCTGTGTTGAAATTTATTCTAGAGTTTGATGAGGCTAGAGTATACAAGTATTTCCCAAATAGAGAAGATTCTACTTATGCAAAGTCTATTAAATGGATTATGCCTAAACATGAAGCTTTTTACTATAACGAAAATCTAATTAGTTCAGATAACTTTACTTTTGCTAATACTAAATATTATGGTATTAACTTTGAAAAGGCACAGAAGAACTATTTAGAGTTTAGATATTTAGGTGGTAAGGATTATGAGAAAAGAACAGATGATATTCTACATCTTGCAGATGGATTTATCATGTCTGTCTTTAAATCTTGTTTTAATCCTAAATTTACTCCTGAGAATAAAATCGAACTTAAGCGTATCTTAGAGAAGAATAAACCTCTAATGGAAATGCTAAAAGATTACAAAGCAGTAAATAAATATTGGAAGAAGATAAATATATTAGTGGACTTAACAGACAACGAGCAAGTAATCGAAGTACAATGGAACAGATTTAAACATAAAGTTCTAGCGTTACTCGCACACGGTGGTATGGAAGAGGGTATTATTAACTACGATTCCGACTACGGTATGGTACAAGTTAAAGGTGGTAAATTTAAAACTGCATACTTGTTAGATGGCTTTGAGTTTATAGATTGCGAGCTATCAGGCAACATCGAAAATAGTGCTATTTATGGTGGTATTGTTGATGGTGCACAGATAATAAGATCACAACTCTATAAAGGTTGTGAGGTAAAGGATTCAAAAGTTGAGTCTTCTTATGTACATGGTAGTTGTCAATTAACAAATTGTTTTGTCTTTGGAAGAGATGGTATTTTCAAAGGTAGAATGATTGGAGGTATTTTCAGAGAGGGTGGTATTGGTCCACATGCTAGATTTGATGATACTGAAATAGTGGTAAGCACAAAAATAAATAGTTAAAATGAGTGAAATAAGATCAGGTAACGAAACTAACTTAAGCACCGAAAGATCATTCGGCGATAGTTGTTTAAACGCATTCCTTCAAGAATTGGGTGACGACATGACTGGTGCATGTATGGTTCCTGTTAACCTACCTCAAAGAGAAATTATTAATATAGTTAAAAGAGCTAAGAAATGGTTCTATAAAAACTATGAAGATGCTGTTAGAGAGAACTATTATCATGTTCCAGCAGAAGTATTTGCTTCTACGTATTTTAAAAACCACAGGTCTTTAAATTTACCTAATGCAAGCGTGGATGGTTCAGGTGCAGTATTTTCTGTATTTGGTGTCCATGATACTGGTTCTGGTTTTAATTCTACTGGAGGTGGATTAGATGTAAGATTTCAAAGCGGTGGAGACTTCGCTTTAGAAAGAATGTTATTTAGAGGAATGTATGAGGGTGCTGGAGCTGCGGAAGCTGCAGAAGAATTACAATACTATGTATTAAATCAATCTTTAGCTGATTTGTCTAGACAGATTATGGAAAATCCTATTTCATTTCAATACTCAAGATTAACTGGTGAGTTAAAGATCTTAGGTGATACGCCTAAGAAGGATGTAATTCTACATGTATACGAAACTCTACCAGATTGTGCTATTTATGAAGATGAAATATTTTTTAGATATTGTTCTGCTAAAATAAAGCAGTCTTTAGGTGCCAAACTTGGTATCTTTAAATTTGCATTACCTGGTAATGTAGAATTTGATTATGACGCAATAAAAGACATGGGAGACACCGAATTAGAGTCGATTATTGAAGAAATTAAGGGTGACGAAGGTGTGGACTGGATGTTCCACTCATAATGAGCCGAATACATATATAAATGGATTTTTACATTAAACATATAGGTGACCCTAACTATCAAACAACTGTTGTACAAAACAACGGTGAGATAGAGCAGTTATTGACACAGATCGAGAATACTCTTTTTACTAGAAAGAATGATGTATTAGGTGAACCTGATTTTGGATGTAATTTAGAAGATTTGGTGTATAGTTTAAACCAAAATGAATTCCAAATTAGAAACGAGATTGAAAAACAACTATCTAATTACGTACCCCTTTCTAGAAAATACGATACGTCAGTAGATGTTAAGTTTTTTAAAGGTGAAGTTAGAGATATTTGTTATGTAGACATTACTGTAAATAATGAGTACACAATCCAAGTAAATTTAAGATAAATAACTAATGGCAGAATTAAAATTTTTAAGTACACTAAGAACCAGCGCTAACCAAATTAAGGTTGATGCTCGTACTTACATTGCAAGAGTGTATAATCGTGCAAACACTCTATTTACAGAGGCTTCACCATTTGCTCAGATTGTAAATGTAATGGCAGAGCTTGGTGAACTAATTATGTTCTATGTAGAAGATGCTACAGTAGAACAAAACATTTATACTGCTCAGCAACCAGAGTCTATATATGGTCTATCAAGATTAACTGGCCATGATGCAACTAGAGGTTTTGCTGCAACTGGCGAGATTGAATTTAGATGGAAAGTAGGTGCAGATCTTGGTAAGATTGCAGGTACTGGTTTAAATATTGATGCTAGATCAGAACTATCATGTGAATTAAATAGTTTAAAATACACTATATTAAGTCAACAAGAAAAGTTTAGATTGGAAAAATCTAATAAACTTAAAGTTAAGTGTGCTATTATTCAGGGTCAGTTTGAACAACAAACATTTACTGGAACTGGAGAGCCAATGCAATCTTACAATATAAAAATTAATGGGTTAACAGATCATTCAAAAGTTACAGTTGCTATTAACGGAGAGCAATGGACTAAACATGAGTCCATGTATGACTTATTAAACGAAGAAAAAGGCTATATACTTAAAACAGGTATTTCAGGCGGGTTAGATGTTTACTTTGGTACTGGTAATTTTGGTGCAATTCCACCAGCTGGATCTGATATTCAAATTGAATATGTAAAACACAAAGGTGCTTTAGGTAATATTGACGATGGTCAAGATATTATTTTTCAATGGTTATCAGATGGTGTAGATTCTAATGGCGATGATTTTGACTTAAATGAATACCTAGAGGTTAATGTAACTTCTTCACCTAAAATGGGCGCAGACAAAGAGTCGACTGAGTTTACTAAGTTAATGGCACCTCTCGCTTCCAAATCTTACGTCTTAGCAACTCCAGACAATTACGAGTATTTCTTATCAAGATATGGTATGTTCTCGTATGTGGATGCTTACAATACCACATCGGATCAGTATTTAGATGATGATAATGTTATTTATATTTTTGCTGTACCAGATATAAAAAGAAAACTATTAGCAAGTCAAGACTATTTCTCTATTCCACAGAATGAAATGTTCTTTGACCAAAACGAATATGACAAAATGTCACAAGTAATTCAAGATAGTGGCCAACAAATGGTTACTACTGAAGTGGTATTTGTTAAACCTCAAATTAGAAAATATAGCTTAGATATTAATATTAGATATTTTGAGGGCTATACGAAACAAGAAATCTTTAGCGAAGTTAGAGCTAGAGTAAGTGACTACTTATTGAATATTACAAGAAGAGATAAATTGCCTAAATCTGATATTGTGTATATTCTAGAAGAAATTGATGGTATTGATGCAGTAAATGTGAGATTCATCTCGGAAACAGAAGAGACAGCTAGACGTCTAGGTTACTATGAGTCTAAAACTGTATCTGTTGTTCCACAAGAACCTGTAGTTTTAGAAGATATTGGTAACGGCAAACAAAAATATATTTTCTTTAAGCGCATTGAGGAAGTTAAGACCGTGGATGTAGATGCTACTACCCAAATTCCTTATACAGTTGCAGGCTTAGACGAATGGGGTGACATCATCATGGAGAAAGAAGAAGTCGCTGTCTTTAGAGGCGGATGGCAAGACCGAGATGGTGACCCTATTATTGACGACGCCCGTATTAATGCTGAAGCTGCACTTAGTGTGAATTTTGATGAAACGCCGGTACCTAGAACAATATACACTAGAGTACAGGCTGGAAATAGAAAAGCCTTGAAATAATGTTATTTAGAGACCTATTAGTTTACAAGCGTAAAAGGCTGTATAAAGTGGCCAAGCACAGAAGAGACGATCTTAAGAATACCAAGTACGACTATAAGTCTGGTCAAAGAGGTCTAATCGGTAGACAAGTTTCCCCTCATATTCAAAGAAACCAAACGATTAGAGAGTTTTTACTCTTTATCAACGATTATATGGTAGCTCTTTTAGATCAAGTAAGATATTTAAAGAACTATAAAAACTTTACAGTACAAAAAGACGACGAGACAACTAGATAACTATGTGGAATAATTTAAGATTCTTTAATGGTACTACTTCTGAATTACAGTTGGTACAGAACGCAGCAGGTGTTTGGACTGGTAAGGTCTATCTACCTGAAGTATCTGCAAATCTGTATGAAACTGTCAATTTATTTGTATTAGAAGAGGTTTTAAAAGAAGGGCAAACTTTAATCAATAAGCCAATCTCACCAAATGGTATAATAACAAAATTTGACTTTAGCTGGAAGGCTTTAGAAAAAGATCAGTCGAAAGACGTTATTATGTATGGTATGAGAATGGATGGTGGTAAGGCCTATGTAAAGGAGCTTAAATCCCAATCATTAGACTTAGCAGACTATTCAACGATAACATCACAGGATGGTGATTATCTAAAGATCGTTCGTGACCATGAGAATATTGCACTACAGATTAATATCGCAATCTCTTCACAGAACGAAGGTATTCATAAGAGAGTATTGCAAGTTAAAGCCGGAACAACACTAATAGCTGAGATTGAATTCTACGGTGAAGTAGAAGCAGAGGATGAAAGACTAAAAGTTTTATTAGGTAACTTAGGTGCTTCTTTAGAAGACGAAGACTTTATGATATTTAAGTCGCATGACATTTCTGAAATGCATCCAGACTATCAACTCCTAAACCAAAAGAGAAAGGAGTTACTATTAGAACTAAATAATATTAAACCATTCGTTGGTACATATAAGGCTATCCTAAATGCTATCGACTTCTTTGGTTACGATAAGATTACACTAAAAGAGTATTGGATTAATGTAGATAAAGACTCGAAGACTTTCGGTAAGTTACATGCAATCCCAGTACCTAACTCATCTGTAAGAGGTGAGATGACTAGAAAACTACTTAAGTTTAAAATGCCTTCTGCTACTCAGAAGAAAACTAGTAGATTCTCTCTAGTTTACAGATTAAATGAGCCTAATGGTACATTCGATCAGTGGGATTTTGCTAATGTAGATGAAGTATTTGATTATACTCCAGAAGAAGTCCTAATTAAATTATACGGTTTAAAGAATAGATTACAACGAGATTTTTTACCCCTCGAAGCTAAAATCGTAGACATCACAGGGGAAGGCGACTATTTCACTAACAAGAACTTAAATATCTGGAAGATTCAAAATCCAATTGGATTCTTTTCTGAAGGACATAGAGTAAAGTTTGATGTATTCCCTAAAGATAGAGACTTATTTATTGAAGATACATCAATGGTATTAAAGTCACATCTAGATCAGAATGATTTAACTAATAACTATAGTACTTTCTTAAATCTGCCAATTGGAGACGAAGATACTGTCTCTAAAGAGCAGAGAACTGAGTTAAAAACTATTTACGAGAAATTTTATGATAGCTACCATGATAGAGATATGAACTCATGGAATCAAAATTTTGGTCAGACTAAAGTACCTATTGGATGTCCTGTAATTCTAGACTCTTCTGAATCTTGGGATGATATTTGGGATGAAGCTCAATTTGTATGGGATGATGCTGTTGATGCGAATGCAAATCTAAAAGTAAATTGGAACAACTGGTATAAGAGATGGGTTTACGAGATTGAATGGATTATTGATGGTCCTAATGGATTCCATCAAGAATATAGAGGCCCAGTTGATTATGTAGATACTAACGATATAGTTCAGGGTGACTATAAAAGATTAGCGCTTAATCTGCCGTATGTCGGTTCATATACTGTAGAGTTAAGATTATATGATTTATTTGGACACATGTCTTACTATAAGAAATCTGATTTATTCGATGTTAAACTAAAAGAGATTGAATTATATGGCATCTACTCTTGGTTAGAAACTGATAAGAAAGATAATATAGCGCCATGGAATAATAAAGTATTAGATTGGAATCATTCTGGTGGTTATTGGGATTTCCCACAAGATAATACAAATAAAGTAGATGATTCAATTGCTACTTTCTACCTAACATTAGATAGAGCTAATTATCTAAAAGACGCTACAGATCAGGGTGTAAGATTCTCAACGGTGAGAAGATTCATTGACATCTACTCAGATACTGGTTACTCGGAGACTACTGGACCATACCAATGGGACGAGTGTTCTTTTAGATGGAAAGATACAGTACATAACTGGTGGAACAATATGAGAGTAGGACCGGATTTAAGTTCTTCTTTTAAAATAGATTGGATTCAACAGGGAGATCAACTATCTATTACACATAAAAACCCTATAACTAATGAGGTTGTAACTGGGACTCATGTGGTTATGTCATCAACACCAACTAGTGTAAATGATGTAGACTCATGGAAGGCAATAGCAAATGAATTAGAGGCTAGCCAAAACCCTATTATTTCTAAATTTAATTACAATGCTATTTTTAAGGATATGGACAGCGATGATGATATTGATACACAAGATCAATTTCAATTTATTTTATGCTCTGGGCAAGAATATTCTAAAACATACGATTTTGAAAGCGTAAGCATTAGAGGTAGTGTAAATTCAGAGGTAAGTGGTGAAGTTCACGCTGTAACATATAACCCATCATGGGATAATTTAAAAGTATTTAAAAATTGGGCAGAAGTTGAAAGATCTACCCATGTCACTATATCAACCGACATTTCTAAGTTCCCGGGCGCAAGAAACCCGAAATGGACGATTACTAATATAAGTAACCCAAATGTGAATGATATATACTATAATAATATGTGGCTCACGTACATTTTCCAGGAGCAGGGTGATTACTCGATACAACTGGAAGCGGAGGACACGTATGGAAATAAGAACGTTGTACAACGCAACATGTTAAAAGTAAAATAAACGAAAAATGGCAAACATTACTGAAATTTTAGGTACAGACTCGGTTTCATCTTCAAGACCAGTTATTAATAGTAACTTCGAACTTCTAAACGACGAACTAGCTTCAGTTACAGGTCTATTAGACCCAACAACTGCAGTATTAGCCGGTTTAACAAATGCTACATCTCAAGAACTTAATGTGGTCAATGGATCTACATTATTTAGAGTAAGTACTGCGGGTGCATTAATTGGCACAGCAGCTACATTCTCTTCATCTGTGAGCTTTGGTGGTTCAATTGTTAAATCAGGTGTAAGTGGTTCTGCAAGTGCACCAGTAGCTGCCCCAACGACTATCGACAAGGGCACTTACTTTATGAATGGCAACTATGACATTCCAGCAGGTGTAGACGG